CTAGCACTCAATCAAAAAATAACATATAAATTTGACACTATACAAATTTTAAAAAAATTTAAATGTAGACGCGTATAGTCGACATTCCCTAGGGACTACATTTAAATATTCTAGGAGGAATATTATGGCAAACACAACGTTTAATGGATCAGTACGATCTGAGAACAATTTTAAAGTTATCAGTAAAGCTGCATCCACAGGACTAGTCTCTGATCGAACGATCGGTGACGGATTGAAAGACTCTCGAAGATATTATCTTGATGAGTATTTTAATCAACTTCCTGCTATTAACGCTTACCTACAAGGCTCAGAAACAAAAGACTGGGGTAGCATAGCGGATGGCAATGAAGAAACGGAAGACGTAACAGTTACAGGCGCAGCACTAGGAGACTATGCGGTAGCAACAATGAGTATTGATGTTACAGACTTAACTATAACGGCATCAGTAACAGCATCAAACGTAGTTACAGTTGTTTTAGGAAACTTTACAGGTGGTGCGATAGATCTTGGATCTGGAACATTAACAGTTAAAGTTTTTAAAGCTGGTTCAACAGGAGTAGGTAAAAACGTTAACTTTGAAGTTTTGGGAACTAACATGACAACAGCACTAGCTACTAGAAATGCTACTGTTGCAGCAGTTACGCTGACAACAGCAGGTGCTGACCAAGACCAAGCAATTTTGGCTCCACACTTAGACAGTGGACAAACAGCTTGGACAGGTGTTGTTTGGGGTACTGAAAATCAAGTTGCGTGGGAAGGTCTAGTTCGAACAAGTTCGGCTATCGACAACCAAAAAATTTGGGCTGGTTTAAAACTGACTAATGATCAACTGCCTCAAACGGATGCAGATCAGGCGTATTTTTATTTTTCAACTGATGCAACGAATGGGCAAGTATTTTCAACTTATTCACCATTGTATTTTATTCATTCTAATAATGGCACTGACTATCTAACTAACTTAGGTATCACAGTGGCGGCAGATACAAATTATCATTTAAAAATTTCGATTGATAGTGATAGAAAACCATCTGTTTTTGTGAATGGTAGACAATACAGTGTAACAACAAGTGCAATAACGGCTTTTGATGGTTCAACTGAAGTTAGTGGAACAACTCAGGCAACTATTGCAGCAAATTATTCGGCTACTAATGCTAACACTCAAAAGGGTGCAGCATTGAAAAACGACATTGATTTAATTCCTTACATAGGGATTGAAGCTGGTGACGGTAACGCCGCAGCAGTAAACGTGTGCTACAGTACAATAAGCAGACTATTGTTTGAATAATAAATAATTTTAAGATGGGGTTTCGGCCCCATCTTAATTAATAAAGTTAGGAGAAAATTTATGGCAACAGATCTAAAATCATCTGCAGTAATTACAACTACAGCACTCGACGCTGATGGTTTATCAACTGCAGCAGCCGTTGGAAATAATGCAGCACTTACTTTAGGTGGAGCATTAACTTCTGGAGGCGCTTATACAGCAGATACTGGCACAGCTAGACAAATTACACTTTTAAGTGCAGGTGACGATTCAGGCATTGAATTTACAGTTGTAGGAACAGATGTTAATGGAGACGCTTTAACAGAAACTGTTACGGGAGTAAATGATGATACAGCAACAAGCACAGGGTATTTTGCAACAATATCATCAATAACAGCGGTTGGAAATCCAGCAGGAAATATGTCTGCAGGAATTAATTCTGAAGTAGCAGGCGTTGTTTTTGCAGGTCGCACGCGAGTTAAAAATTTAAATTGGACTGGTGGCGGAGCTATAGGATCAATTTACGTAAGAAATAGTGGAACAGCAGGAACAAGTTTAATAACAGTTCGTTCTAATGCTACTTTAGGAGTTAATGATAATCTTGTGTTAGCAGATGACGGGGTTGTTTTTGCTTCTGGAGCTTATATTACTTATACAGAAACACAGTGTAATAGTGTAACGGCATTTTACGGATAGTAGGTAGCTCATGGCGAATACTACTTCCGGAACAGTAACGTTCGACAAGACATTTGCTGTTGATGAAATTATCGAAGAAGCTTACGAGCGAATTGGCTTACAATCTGTTTCGGGATATCAATTAAAAACAGCTAGACGTTCTTTAAACGTCATGTTTCAAGAATGGGGCAATAGAGGTTTGCACTACTGGGAAGTAGGCGATACCAATATTGATCTTGTTGAAGGTCAAGCTGAATATATTTTCTATAGAGCTACGGGCGACGGTACTTCTGCAACAACAGCTGGAGGAACAACAGGAACATCTACTTATGGTTTAGCTGATGTTTTAGAAGCTACACTTAGATCCGATAAAGGAGATACAGATCAAGCTGATTCTACGCTTACAAAAACAGATCGATCAACTTATTCTGGACTAGCTAATAAATTATCTAAAGGAACTCCCTCTAGATATTTTGTTCAAAGACTTATTGATAAAACAACAATCAATTTTTATCCAACACCCGATTCTTCTAATGCATCAAAAGATGTTCATATTTTCTTTGTAAAAAGAATTCAAGATGCTGATGCAACTTATACCGATGCAACAGATATACCTTATAGATTTGTTCCTTGTATGGCATCTGGATTATCTTTTTATTTGTCACAAAAATATGCACCACAAAGAACACAAGAATTAAAATTATTATACGAAGATGAATTAGCACGTGCTTTATCAGAAGACGGGTCTGATGCTAGCACTTATATAACCCCGAAGAATTATTATCCGAATATATAATGGCATTCGCAAGAGGAAAATACGCAAAAGCAATATCAGACCGATCAGGCATGGAATTTCCATACAATGAAATGGTTAAAGAATGGAATGGAATGTTTGTTCATAAATCTGAATATGAAGCTAAACAACCACAATTAGATCCAAGACCACATGGAGCTGATCCTCAAGCATTGGAAAATGTAAGAACAGATAGAACAGAAAATGATGTAGCTCAATTATTAATCCATGATCCGTTTACCACGTACGCTGCTTCATCAAGCGTAATTAATGTTAATACTCCAAATCATGGATTGACGAGTGGAGATACTTATAGATTTAGAGGAACACCAACAATTGCAGGAGATTATGCAAATCCAGGGTCTTTTGATGGTATAGCAGGTTCGAATATTGCAAAAGCGGCAGGGTATGCTATTGTTACTGGCAAGTATGTTAGTGGCTCTAGAGATACAGATTTTACAGATGACTGGTTTTATTTTACTGTAGATACTAGTACTGCTACAACAGGAGGAATTACAGGAGGAGGGTTTCCGGTCTCGGTAGGACCAGCGACTCTATCAGCATAATGGCAGGATTTACTTATTCAACACTTACAACAGCAATTGGAAATTATACAGAGGTTGGTACTTCTGTATTATCAAGTACGATTACCAATCAATTCATCGATAATTCTGAACTTAGAATTTTAAGGGATGTACCCATAGACGCTGATCGAAAAGAAATGATAGGCAATCTGACTGCTTCTAAAGATAATGTTTATACTCCAGCTGGAACTTTATTTATTAGAGGTATACAGGTCTATGAATCAACATCTGTAGCAACAGGAACTGGTAACTGGCTTATTAAAAAAGATATTAGCTATCTTAGAGAATACGATACAGCTGAAACAACTACTGGAACGCCAAAATATTATGCAATGTCCGGAGGAGCGGAAGGAACAGGTGCAACATCATCCGGAAGACTTACCATTGTGCCAACACCAAGTTCGGCTTTTATGTACAAAATTCATTATAATGCCAGACCTGCAGGTTTAAGTTCAACAAATCTAACAAATTATTTAAGTTTGAATTTTGGAAATGGACTTTTATATGCATGCTTGGTAGAAGCATTTAGCTATTTGAAAGGCCCAATGGATATGCTACAACTCTATGAACAAAAATACCAGACCGAAGTACAAAAATTCGGTGGAGAACAAATAGGTAGACGAAGAAGAGACGATTATACTGATGGAGAACCTCGTATACCCGTCCAGTCTCCGGCACCGTAAGGATTAAAATATGGCAACATTAACAGTATCAGTAAAAGAAGCAATTACACTCAATAACATAGACTATGGATCT